TGAAGAACCTGACTGTTTCTTGATTGTGTTTACTTTAAGCGTTGATACCATGTTACCTTGCCAATGCTATTACGTTGTTTGATGCTACTAGAGGATTTTCTGCAAATGCCATGTATATATAGGTTCCACCAGAAGTGTTTATATCGCCTACAGATTGTCTTAATTTAAAACCATTAGATACAAAGTCCATTCGAGTACCTGAAGTAGATTCTGCACCACTCGTATCAGCATATAATCTTTTTGTAACAACATTGAATGGTTCTCTTTTATTGTCAAGCATTATCCAATTTTCAACGGCATCTGTTCTTCTAATCATAACCCATGCAGGTTTAAATCCTGTATAAACAAATGGACCATCTGCATTGCCGTTCCCAGTATACGAACCAAATTTACTGTAGCCTTGAACTTCTTTAAAACAATAATTTATATACTCAACACCACTTCCATTAGAGCCCCCACTATTTCCTACAGTAAATACTGTGCTAGTTGCATCAGTATTATTCCACATATTTGCATCAGCTACTGCTGCACCAGTTCCAGATAAATCTATCCAATGAGTACCTCCACCTATTGCTTTAAAATAAGAATACCATTCATTAGTATTTAATCCTTTATTAATAATAACATCTGGTACTGCTCCTAATCCATGTCCATAAGTTGCCCCTGCTGAACCAGTTCCTGTCCTTTTAACTATACTAAATCCTGCTGTGCTATTTACTTGAACAGTAGAATTTTCAGAGCCGTCTGTATTCGTTGATGTCGTTCCACCATTAGCTTTCCATTGCCAAGAAACAAAAGAAAGTCCGTTTGAATTTACTCTAGGCTCTGTTCCTACAGTAAATCCATCTGTTCCAAAAGCTGTTAACGCATTAGAATTTGTTGCTTCAGCACTATTTAAATCAGAATATATTTCTTTTTGTACACCTCGGCTTGAATCATACAAAGAATGATGACCATTACCTACTACATTTGGGTCACCATCTCGTCTTTTTATCCAAACCCAATCTGGTTTAAAGTCACCAGAACTAGCGTCATTAGTTATTGATTGTCCAGAACTTGAGCCTGTATATAACTGTGTATAAAAATATGCTGATGGATCGTTTATTGTTGTATAAGCCATTATCCGTACTCCGCTAAATTTTTTGTACATAATGCGTAGTACCCTGATGGTACGGCATATTCAAAGTTTCCAAATCCAGCACCATCAGAATTACCACTTGATATTGTGAAAGATGGATTGCCGAAGTTTATTTCGGCAGTAATATTATTTGAACCTGATGTATCGGAAAAACCAAAAGTGTACTCACCACTTATTCCTGAAAAAGCAGTTCCTTGAGAAACACCATTTTTATAAAAAATTAAAGTTCCTGCATCTAAATCTAAAGCAACACCAATAATATCTCCACTTGTATAACTAGAACCATAAGAACTAGAAGTGCTATTATTATATTTATTTCCATCACTTAAAAAATATCCATATTCATCACTATTATCTCCCAATGTATCTGCATCAAAAGTTGATGTTGGAACTATACCAATAGAAGTATTGTTTGTTGAACCTGCTTTTACTTCGCAATACCATTTTCCATTAGAAGCACCTATTGTTCCAACTACCTTACCGCCTGTGCTAACAGTAGTAGTTGCCTTACAATTTCCTTCACTCAAAGTAGAACCTGCTGGATTGTTTAAAGGATTTAATGTAGCAAAATTATTACTAGCTGTGTCTACAGTTTGAGCACCTGTTCCTGCATTGTTAACAGTATATGTGTTTGAGTTTCCTGAAGAATCAAGTCCTAAGTTTCCTGCACTTTCATATTTTAACCAAAAACCATTAGTACCAAAAGTAAGACCTGATAAATCTGCTTTAGGTTTCCATTCACCCGTAGTAGAATCTGTTTCTCCAAACGATGTCGGCGCTAAAGATTGCCCATCAATATTAACAAAATTAGTTATGTATCCATTTTGAAATCTTTCACTCGTACCACCAGAAAGTTGTGCTCCTATTATCTGGGGGACATTACTATTCCAATTCATATTGTCATCATTTTGATTAAGATAAGATGCTGTATCAAAAGAAGTTTGTTCAACACCATTAACATAAATTCTTAATCTATCTGCAGCCGTGCTTTGAGTTGTGTCGCAGCGAATAACAATGTGATACCAAGAAGAAGGGTCACGGAACAATCTATTAGTTCTTACGTTACTTTCTCTAGCATTTGGCTCCACCATAAAAACTTGCAGCATATCTGCTTTGCCTGTAACTTCTGTTCCACAAAATCTGCACCAAACATAATCACTATAGTTTGTATCTGAAGCAAATAAAAATTGACTTGATGTACTTGATATACCAGCTCTTTTTACCCAAAAGCTAACTGTCCAAGTTTTTTCATTACCCGCACTTGACGGTGTTCTATTTAAATATGTTCCCATTATGGATCAAACCTCATACTATTTATTTGCCCTACAGTTATTGCTATACTAAATGCTCTGTCTGCTGTTTGACCCTCTGCATCGGTAGCCGTCACCGTAAAGTTATACGTCGTAGCACTTGTTGCTCCTGACTCTGTTCCTGTTATTGTAGCATTAGTTGCTGCGCTATTCAACGTAAGACCTCCAGGCAAAGCCCCAGACGTTACAGCAAAAGAGACAGCATCTGTCGCTGTAATGGTAATCGTTCCAACAGATGACCCTGCAGCAAAACTACCGAGACTACCCGCCGCTGTTTGCCAAGCTGGTGCGTCTGATACTGTTAGTAATGCTGAACCTGATCGTACGGCTAGTCCGTCAGTGTTTTCTACACGAAGAAAATAGGTGCCATCTACAGGTAAAGTAAATGTTGCTACAATAGTTGTTCCACTTGTAAACGATACTGAGTCTGCTGACACAATAGCTCCTGTTGAAGAATTAATCGCATCGACAAAAGGAACAGAAATATAATTGGTTCCTGTTATAGTAACTGCTGTTTGTGTGTTTTCTATAACACTAGGATTTATAGAACTGATTGTTGGAAATGTTAAAACTGCTTGTACAGTGGTTGAGCCACCTAAAGCAACAGATGATCCATTAATTGTAATTGATGAATTCGCTAATTTTGCATTAGCAATAGAACCTGCTAGTTCGTCGTTGGTAACTGATCCGTTAGGTAATGTTATTGTTGTTCCTGTTGGCAACGTTATGGTGTCACCGTTCTCTCCAATTTGAAGAGCAGTGCCTGATCCTTGTGGTATAATTTTATTTACTTCAAGCGTGCTCATAAAATAAATAAATTCCCTGTTACGGACAGTGTCCCTGTAATAGATACAGGTCCAGCTAAAACGCCAGAGTCCATTGTTTGTGTATCACTGATAGTAGAATTATGTGTAGTAACATAAGCTGTAGGATCCATGACAGGGGATGGCGCCCTCCTTGCTGGATATGTACAAAATACATCTTTTGCACCTGCAGAAAAATTTACTAAATTATCACTATTTGTACTCTCTAAAACAGTGTCTCTTGATAATGTATCAGGGGCTGCATCTGTAACAGTGCCTATTCCTATTTCATATTCCGTGCTACCTGATTGCATCGTAATGCAATAATACGTTGTATTAGTTGTACCGATACCAGCGACAAAAGTTTGAAAACCATCACTTGCTCCTGCAAGGTCCACGGTTCCCGTTCCTGTTGTTGTCGTGGTTTCCTTAACACGATCATTGATAATCAATGCCATGTTAAATCCTTACGATAATCTCAGTATAGCTGTGCTCGTACCTGGTGCTGGAAACTGAATAGTAAACGTGCCGTTAGTTGCTGTAAAATCAGAACCAAAAGCTAAAATACATACTGCGTCCGTTGTTCCAGTTCCACCATCTGTTGTAGTGTTATAGATCATCGCTCCGTTTGCTGTAAAGCTAGCAGAAGTCCATTGAGGATCATTTGAGAAATCAACATAAGCTGTTGATGCTCCTGAACCACCTGTAACAGATTGACCTGTTAAAGTTTCTCCGCCCGCTACGTAAGCTGAACCAGATGTATTTGTTATTTCGTTTGTTGTCGAATAGTCAGTAGTTGTTGCTCCTAAAGTTGCGCTTGATGTAAACAACGCAATTTTAAAAGTATGTCCACCATTCGCAAAATCATGTTTCCCTTCTAAAAGCTCTGCTTTAAAAGAGTTGCACACTGCTTGTGATATAGCCATCTTTTATCTCCTATGGTTGTTGTGACTGCAAAGGAACTCGAATAACACCATCTTGATATTCGTCCCTTCTTCGTCTTCCTTGTTGTTCGATTTGCAAGCCTTGTACTGCTTGTTGGTAGCTTTTGTCATATTGAGCAAGCAAGTCATAAGGTCCTTTGAGGTATTTAAATGCCTCTATTAAACAACCATATAACAAAACTTGAGGTGCATTTTGACTAACCCATGTTGTGGTATTAGTCGTAGAAAGCCCTGTTTCGTTACGATTTAAAGCTAATTCTATCTTATATGCTGAATTGGGAGTTGGAGCAAGGTATATTGTATTTTGATCCCACATAGCATAGTATTTTGGTTTTGATTGTGTAGTTCTATTAGGCCAGTATTCAGTCATATAACTAATATCTTTTTGTACTAAATATGTTCTTACGTTAGCATCTGTTCCTATAGTTGGATAAATAGCAGCTGTTCTTACAAATGACATAGTGCTTGGAGTAGCACCAGGCAGTGTAACAAATTCATTGCCTTGTGTTAATGTTGTAAATTGATATGCTCTAAATACATCAAGATCTACTTCTCTAAAAATACGAAGCTCTGCTTGATTAATTAAATCATTAATTATAGTTGTGGTTAAAACATCACTAGATGTTTCTGTGTAATTTCTTATTTGATCTACTAATTCTGAATAAGTTGTCATGTTATACTCACTGTTATTGTACCTAAAAATGAACTAATTTCTATATCTTTATTCTCTTGATCTGTCCCTTCTAAAGGTTGCATTGTATTAACAG